ATGAGAAACTTGAAAGCGTGATATACAAACTTCAAGATCAACTTGAAGAAACTTTGTTGTCAAATGCAAAGTTAATTTATCAAAACCGCACATTGAGCGATGCCTCCTTGAATGAGCGACAAAAAACTAAAATTGTCGAAGCCATTGCCGAAGCGGAGTCTCCAAAAGAAGCAAAGCAACTTCATGAGACACTCAAAGCTACAGTGGGATCAAACTCTAAAAAGCATGGTCCACAATCATTGAGCGAGTCAGTCAACCGAAGATCGAATCTTTCGAGCATGCTTAATACGAGACAAAACTTAAATGAGAGCCAAGGATCCGATCCATTTATGGAAAAGATGCAAAAGCTCGCAGGCATAAAATAATTATTTAAGGAGATTTAAAAAATGTCTATCGTTGAAAAACTTACTGAAGGCATCGTGAATCGTGACCTTAAGCAAGAAGGCGCTGCTCTTCTTAACAAGTGGTCACAAACCGGTTTGCTTGAGGGCCTTCAAACCGAACATGAGAAAGCAAGCATGGCTCGTCTTCTCGAAAACCAAGCAAAAGAACTTCTTCGTGAATCTAACACCATGTCTGGTGGTGATGTCGAAGGTTTCGCTGCTGTTGCATTCCCAATCGTTCGTCGTGTATTCGCCGGACTTATCGCTAACGATCTTGTTAGTGTTCAGCCAATGAGCCTTCCTTCTGGACTCATTTTCTTCTTGGACTTCACGTTCTCTGATACCGTTAATGATCCACGTTCTGGCCAAGCTGGTGGTGAATCTATCTACGGTCGTGGATTCGTTGGATCACAAGTAACTGGTGGTGCTACTCTTAACTCTGCAAACCTTGACAAGCAGCCATATGCTTTCGGTTCTGCATACTCTTCACCAACTGCTTCTCTTGATTCAGCTGCTACTATTGCTATCCAGGCAGTTACTCTTGACCTTAGCTCAAGTGCTGCTCAGATCGGTAATGCTAGTTTTAATGGTGCTAATGTTGAGTTCGATCCAGATCTTCTTCAGGAGCAAGACCAGTCTTATGCTCTTAAGGTCACCATTAATGTTTCTGACCTTGAGGGTGCATCTGCAGGTTCTGGAACTGAGAGCTTGAACAAGCGTGTTCTTTCTCAGATCGTTCTTCCTCTTGATGACATGAGCGGCTCTGCTCTTACTCAGGTTCGTCGTCTCACCAGCATGAACAATGCCGGTACTCAGCTTGAGCTTGTTTACTTCGGTGACGCTCGTGCTACTACTGCAATCACTGCTGCTGATACCCTTCCAGTTGGAGCTAATGCTTCTTACCCAATCCTTGACGCTTTCACTGATGGAAGTGGTCTTGGTTCTATCGCTGGTACTACTCAGTGGGGACTTGAGAACGAGCAAAACATTCCAGAAATCGATATCAAGGTTGACTCTATTGCAATCACTGCAGCAACCAAGAAGTTGAAGGCAAAGTGGACCCCTGAACTTGGTCAGGACCTCAACGCTTACCACAACTTGGATGCAGAGGTTGAGTTGACTTCTATCCTTTCTGAGCAAATTGCTCTTGAGATCGATCGCGAGATCCTTGGTGACCTCGTTAATGGTGCAACTGCTGGTACTTTCTACTGGTCACGTTCTCCAGGTCTCTTTGTAAATCGTGAGACTGGTGTTGAAATCGGTGCTAACACTGCCGCTCCAGACTTCACTGGTACTGTTTCTGAATGGTACGAGACTCTCATTGAAACCATCAATGACGTGTCTGCTCAAATCCACAGAAAGACTCTTCGTGGTGGAGCTAACTTCGTAGTCTGCGGACCAGAAGTTGCAAACATCCTTGAGTTCACTGCTGGTTTCCGTGCTAACGTTACTGCTGATGCAGATCGTGGCGAAATCGGAGCTGTTAAGGTTGGTTCTCTCAACCGTAAGTTCGACGTAGTTGTATCCTTACTTCCCACGTAACGCTGTTCTCGTTGGTCGTAAAGGCGCTTCTTTCCTTGAAAGCGGCTATGTCTATGCTCCATACGTACCACTTCAGACAACTCCTACTATCTTCGGGCCAGAAGACTTCGTACCTAGAAAGGGTGTGATGACTCGTTACGCTAAGAAGATGGTTCGTCCAGATATGTACGGTCTTGTTATCGTTCGTGGACTTCTTGGTGAGTCTGGTGCCTAATCATTAACTTGATTAGTTGGCTTTAGCCAAACGAATTTCC